TGCTCCGAAACTATCTATTGAAGATGGGATAGAAGCAGTACGAAAGGCTTTGCCAAATTGTTTGTTTGATAAAAACAAATGTGGTAAAGGCATTGAAGCTATGAAAGCCTATCAGAAACGATGGGATGAAAAGAACCAATGTTTTAGAAATAAACCTTTACACAATTTTGCTTCGCATTGTGCTGATGCTTTTAGAACAGGCATAGTCGGTTACGGTGTTCAGGCAACGGATTGGAAAAAAGAAATACCAGTAAATACAAATTATATAATTTAAACTATGGCAAAAATTTCAGATACAGAATTACGATTTATTATTAATAGTGAAATTAATAACTCTTTAGGATTTTTAGGTGGAGCATTATCCAACCAAAGAAAAAAATCACTAGAGTATTATTTAGGCGATAAGTTAGGCACAGAGATTGATGGAAGAAGCCAGGTTGTTTCTACGGATGTGGCCGACACCATTGAAACCATTTTGCCAAACCTAATGAGAATTTTTACCTCATCAGATCATACGGTGAAATGCGAACCAGTTAATGCCGAAGATGTTCCTCTTGCTGAACAAGCAACAAGTTATATCAATTATGTATTTAACAAAGACAATGAAGGTTTTAAAATTTTATACTCTTGGTTTAAAGATGCGTTATTAGAAAAAAATGGAATTGTTAAAATCTATTGGGATGAGTCCGAAACTTCTGAACAAGAAACATATAAAAATTTAAATGATGACGAATATCAAGTTTTAGTTTCTGATGATAATGTACAAATTATTGAAGAAGAAGAAATGGAAGATGAGTTAGCAATAGCTCAGTTAGAACAATTAAAACAAATTGCTGCTACTCAAGGACAAGAAATTAATACACCTATTCCTAAGTTGCACAATGTTATTATTCGTAGAGTTAAAAAAGGTGGAAAAATAAAAATTGAAAATGTTCCGCCTGAAGAATTTCTTATTGAGAGAACTGCAAAATCTATTGAGGACGCAAACTTTGTAGCTCACAGAACTATTAAAACAAGATCGCAATTAATTGAAATGGGTTATGACAAAGAAATCGTAAATGATTTACCTGCTACCCAGATTGTTTTATACAATAATGAAAGACTTACTAGATTTGGAGATATAGACGAATATCCTTTTGACCAAACTCCTGACAATTCTACAGAGAGCATTGAACTGTATGAATGTTATGTCAAAGTAGATTATGATGGAGATGGTATTGCAGAGTTAAGAAAAGTAACTGTTGCAGGTGATTCAGGTTATCAAATTTTAGATAATCAAGCTGTGGACTTTGTTCCTTTCTGTTCTTTAACTCCTATTCCTATGCCACACCGATTCTATGGAAGAAGTGTTGCAGAGTTAGTAGAAGATGTTCAGTTAATTAAATCTACGGTGATGCGTCAGTTGTTAGACAATATGTATTTAACTAACAACAACAGAGTAGCGATTATGGATGGTATGGTCAATTTGGATGACCTACTAACATCAAGACCAGGTGGTGTGGTTAGAACGAAACAACCTCCATCTCAAGTAATGATGCCAATGCAATCTCAAACGATTTCGCAACAAGCATTTCCTATGTTGGAGTACCTAGATACAGTTAGAGAAACTAGAACTGGTGTTACTAGATATACGCAAGGATTAGATGCAGACGCACTAAATAAAACAGCTACCGGTGTAAATACTCTTATGTCGCAAACACAAATGCGAATGGAGTTAATTGCAAGAATTTTTGCTGAAACAGGTGTGAAAGATTTATTTAAACGAATTTTTGAATTAACAGTTAAGTATCAAGACAAGGAACGAATTATACAATTAAACAATCAGTTCATTCCTGTACGACCTACAGAATGGAAAAATAGATATAATATTTCTATTACCGTTGGTTTAGGTTCAGGTTCTAAAGACCAACAATTAGTTATTCTTAATGCTATTTTGGAAAAACAATTACAGGCTTTCCAATTACAAGGTGGCAAAGAATATCCAATGGTTTCATTGAAAAACATTTATAATACTTTATCTAAAATGATTGAAAACGCAGGATTGAAAAGTGTGGACAATTATTTTGTTAATCCTGATGTGGGAATGAGAATGGTTCAACCTACTCCTCCACCTCCACCATCTCCTATTGAAAAAATTGAGTTCACTAGAATAGATGCAGAGAACAAGAGAAAACAAGCTGAACTAGAATTGAAATTAAAAGAATTACAATCTCAAAATGCTAAAAATTTATTAGACTTTGAAAGTAAAATTAAAGAACTAGAATTAAAATATAATGCTCAAATTGATACAGCTCAATTAAAAGCAGAATCTGATTTAAATAAAATGATTTTATCTAATCAAAATAAGGCATTTACACAAGCACAACAATCATCTATGCAACTAGGGGAACAGATTGAGAGTTTAAATGAACCAGGACGAACAGAATCAGCTCCAGAAGGAAGTGAGCAGATCGGAGAAAGCCAGACAGATACTGGACAATCAGGTATTTAAAGAATCTATTGAGAAGTTAAAAAAATTATATACCGATAGTTTGTTTAATACTGGAGTAAATGAAAACGAAACTAGAGAAAAATTATATTTAGCTTACCATATTGTGCAAAAGGTAGAGCAAAACATACAAGAAGTTTTAGATACTGGGAAATTGGCAAAGAAACAATTAGAAGATTATCGCCAATCAATCCAAAAACAGAAATTCTAACAATCCGTTAGGATAAGCCAACCCATAAGGGAGCTTTAATCATAACAAAAGGACAAACAATGTCAGACAATCTAGCCAACCCTGTGAAGGGAGCAGAAACTGATTTGCAATCAGCTGCAAAATCAATTTCAGGTTTATTAAATTTATCTAATGAACCCAAAAAAGAAAAACAGCAACAACAATCACAAGAACCAGAATTACAAGTTTCTTCTGAACCAACTCAAGAGGAATCTTTGCAAGAAGATCAACCTCCGGTTCAAGAAAATCCAGAAATGGAATCGCAAGAGGAAGTTTCTGAAACTGAAGTATCTCAAGAAGAACAAACTGAGATTCAACAGGAACACAATTCCACCTACAAGGTAAAAGTTGCAGGTCAAGAATTAGATGTTACCCTAGACGAATTAAAGAGTGGTTACTCAAGGGATGCCGACTACCGTAGAAAGACGGAAGAATTGTCTGTTCAAAGACAACAATTCCAATCTGAAGCGGAAAAACAAAGGCAAGACTATTCCAATAAGTTGAACGAACTCAACCAACTTATGTCTTTGGCTCAAAACCAACTCAATGCAGAAATTGCTTCTGCTGATTTAGAGAGGTTATATGAGGAAGATCCAACAGAGGCTCTTAGGCTTGAACGTAAGCTAAAGCAAAAACAAGAAAAGTTTGCTGAAGCGGTGAACAAAACTAGAGCTGAACAACAAAAACAATTGCAAGAAATTGTTCAGATACAACAGAAAGAATTGGTAAATAAATTACCAGAATTTTCTGATCCTGAAAAAGCTACGCAATTGAAATCACAGATGAGAGGTTATTTGAACTCTTATGGTTTTCAAGACCAAGAGATTTCTCAAATCTACGATCATCGTATTGTGATGTTGGTGAACGATGCCATGAAGTATAGAAATATGCAAAAATTAAAACCAAACCTTGCAAGTAAAATTGCAAAACCAGGTAAGGTTTTAACAAGTGGTATGAAAAAAGACAAAAGCGATGTTGCGTTTGAAAAACGTAAGGAAAAGTTAAATCGTTTAAGAAAATCAGGTCATATCAAAGATGCGACTAATGTTTTCTTAGACATATTAAATAATAAAACCCAAAGATAGGAGAAAACTACTATGACACAAATTAGTGGAACATATAGTACATACGATGCAGTTGGGGAAAGAGAAGATTTATCCGATGTGATATATAATATCTCTCCAACTGATACTCCATTCATGTCAGCTATTGCTAAAACTAAAGCAACTGCTGTGAACCATGAATGGCAATTAGACTCATTAGCAGCTGCTAGTGATTCTAATGCTGCTGTAGAAGGCGATGAAGTTGCTTTCTCTGCACCAGCATCTACAACTAGAAAAGGAAACTACACTCAGATTGCTACTAAATCTGTATTAGTTTCTGGAACACTAGATGCAGTTAATAAAGCAGGAAGAAATTCCGAACTTGCTTACCAAATCTCTAAAAGATCAAAAGAACTTAAAAGAGATATGGAAGCATCTTTAACTGCGAACAATGCACCTGTAGCTGGAGATGATTCTACAGCTAGAGAACTTGCAGGTCTAGGTTCATGGTTAAAAACAAACCAATCTGCTGGATCTGGTGGAGCTGCTCCAACTACTTCTGGTGTTAATGCTAGAACTGATGGAACACAAAGAGCTTTCACAGAAGATCAATTGAAGAATGTTATCAAGTCCGTTTGGGATAATGGTGGCGATCCTTCAATGATCATGCTTGGTTCTTTCAACAAACAAAAACTATCTGGTTTCACAGGTGGATCTACAAGATTTGATCCTGCTGAAAACAAAAGATTAGTTGCAGCTGTTGATGTGTATGAGTCTGATTTCGGTGCTATGCAAGTAACACCTAACAGATTCTCAAGATCAAGAGATGCTTTCGTAATCACTCCAGATTTATTTGCGGTAGCTTTCTTAAGAGATTTCTCTTTAGAAGACTTAGCGAAAACTGGTGATGCTATGAAGCAATTCTTAGTTTGTGAATACACACTAGAATCAAGAAACGAAGCTGGATCTGGTATTATTGCCGATCTAACTACTGCGTAATCTTTGATTACTTTAAGAGGGGGGAGCAATCTCCCCTCTAACTAACTTAAACTTTTTGTTTGGTCTTTGAAGTCTTAAAGGCGGAACGAAGCAAACGGAGAAAAATACAATGAGAACATTAAACGACTATTTCTTAACGGTTAAAATGGCAGATGTTTCTACAGCAGGTTCAGTCCATGTTGTAGCACCTGACAACGGTAAGATTATAAAAGTAATGTCAGTTATTGACGGTGCAATTGCTACTGCTGATGCTGGTATTACAACTAAGATTAACGGTACTGCTGTAACAGGTGGTGCGATTACTATTGCTAATGCAAGTTCTGCTGCTGGTGATGTAGATTCTGCTGAACCTACTGCGGCTAATGCTGTTAGCGAAGGTGATTATATCAGTTTTACTACTGATGGAGCTTCTACTAATACAGTAGCTGCTACATTCACAGTAATTATTAGAAGATAATTTAAAATGGGGGTGGAAACACCCCCATAAATCATTTATAGAGAATACATTTAGGAGATTAAAAATATGAAAACAAACGGATTATACGCAATCGTTTCTAATGAGAATGTGGATTACACAGGAACTGCTGGAGTATCTGCTGCTTTTGCAAGTGGTATTCATGCAATTAGAATTTGTGCAAGTACAGCTTCTTATTACAAAATAGGTGCTGCACCTGTAGCAACCTCTGCTGACACTTACTTACCTGCTGATGAAGTAGAATATTTAATTGTAAATCCTGGACAAAAGATTTCTTTTATCCAAGTTTCTTCTGGCGGAAAAGCATCTATTTCTCAGCTATCTAAATAATGGCGAAAAAAGCTAAAGGCTTTGGAGTCAATAATTTTATAAAGAGAAAAAGAAAAAAAAGACCAGGACGACACAGTAAAAAGGATAAGAACACTTATAGAGGACAAGGCAGACCATGACGAAGTTAGTGGAATATGATGGGTTAATAACAACTAAGTATCATAGCGATGAAACCAATAGACAAGTCGTTATTGAAAGAAATGTGAACTATAAACCTATCCTTGACCATAACAAAAAGATGTACACTCATAATGATGGTTATTCTAAGTCAAGAGAACTAAAAAGAGTGGCAAGTATTCCTACTTTAGTCTTGGAGTTGTGGAGCAAAGAATATAATGGTAATGGTAATTGGTTTGCTTTACCTAAAGACGTACAAACAAAAATTCTAAAACAAAAACTAAATTCTAATGAGTTTAGATATTTTAGAACTGCACCAGGAAAATTATAATGGCATTAACAAACTATACTACTTTAAAAGCATCTATCGCAAATTGGTTAAACCGATCTGATTTATCTACAGAGATAGCAGATGATTTTATTGTTTTAGCAGAAGCTGATTTAAATTCTAAATTGCGTATTCGTAAAATGATTACTCAAGCTACGATTACTATAGATGCAGAAACAGAAAATCTTCCAACAGGTTTTTTACAAATAAGAGATTTTTATATTTTATCAGGTTCAACTAAATATCCATTAAGATATATGACACCATCGCAAATGGATTCTATTAGAGGAACTTCCACAACTGGTATTCCAAGTTCTTATACCATACTAGGAGATACGATTCGTTTTTCTCCTAAACCAGACGCAACTTATACTGCGTACATGAATTATTATAAAAAGTTTGATGCTTTATCATCTTCTAATACTACCAATTATATTTTGGAAAACCACCCTGCTATTTATTTATATGGTTCTTTATTTCATGCAGCTAATTTCTTAGGTGGTATTGACCCAAGACAAGTTCAAACTTGGCAACAGATGTACACAACTGCTTTAGAACGATTAGAATTAAACGACAGAGAAGATCAGTTCTCAGGTTCACCATTACAAGTTCGTTCTGAAGACACTATTGCATCTAACTTTAGTAATAGGTAATTTATGCAATTAAAATTTGGAGAATGGTTACCGGATCAACCAAGCCATAATAATCCAGGTGCAAATGTTGCTACTAATGTTTATTATGCTTTAGATTCTTACAAACGATTTCCTTCCTTAGTGAATTATTCTACGAATAACATAGGAGCAGATTGTAGAGGTGGTGGATCGTTTAGAGATGGAGCAAACAATGTTTTTAACTTTGTTGCAACGAATACAGATTTATACCAATTAGATGGTGGAACTTTTACTTCAAGAAAAGGATCATTGACTGGTGGTAATACAGACTTCTGGACATTTACTCAGTTTGGTAATTATGTCATAGCAAGTAATGGTGTAGATGCACCTCAATATTATTTAATGGGTACTTCTACAAACTTTGCTAATCTTTCTGCTATAGCAACAGATGGAACACCGCCAAATTTTAGAGTATCAGGAGTCATTAGGGATTTTTTAGTTACAGGTAATCAAGCTGCAAATACAAACAGAGTTCAATGGTCAGGCATCAATGATATTGGTGTTTGGAATCCAGGTGCTAAATCTGCTGACTACCAAGACTTACCAGGTTCTGGTGGAGAAATTGTTGCCATATCTTCTGGAGAAGTTGGATATATTTTTAGACAAAACCAAATAGTTCGTATGGACTTTGTGGGTGGTGCAACAATATTTAGATTTTCGGTTATCTCTCCTAATAGAGGAGCTGTCTATGGACAAACCGTTTGTCAAGATAATAGACAAGTATTCTTTTATGCAGACGATGGTTTCTTCCAAATTAATGGAGATCAAATTATTCCTATTGGTGCAGAAAAAGTAAATAGATTTTTTGATCTTGATTTAAACAAAGCATTTTCAGATAGAATTGTAGCAACAACGGATCCATTTAATCAGTTAGCTTTATGGTTATATCCATCTGCACAAAATACTAATAACACTACAGGTATTTGCGATAGAATTTTAATTTACAATTATGCTACACAAAAATGGTCTTTGTCTGAAGCAAGTTGTTCATTTATTTTTTCACAGTTTGTGGGAGCTTATACAGTAGAATTAATGGATATTATTTCTCAAAACTTAGATACAATTAATATTGCATTAGACACAGACTTTTGGTCTGGTGGACAAAGATATTTAGGTGCAATTGATACAAATTACAAAGCAGCTATTTTTTCTGGAACACAAAATGAAATAGAAATTGAAACGTCAGAAATAGAATTGGCAAAAGGTTCAAGAACCAATATTCAAGCTGTTAGACCTTTAGTAGATGCACAAGCAACAGTATCTATTAAAACTAGAGATCGTTTAACTGACGATCCTATTCAAACATCTTATGCTGCTATGAACTCTAATGGTTTAAATCCAGTTAGGGCTTCTGGTAGATATATAAGAGCTAATGTTAAAATACCCTCTGGAGAAGTATTTACTCATGCTCAAGGTGTTGATTTTGTTGCAAGTCAAGGAAGTTTAAGATAATGGCAAACGAAGTTATTGAAAAAGATATAGATAATGTTAGATATAGCTTTGAAGCACAGGAATTTTTTCAACGACAATTGGAAGAATCTGTAAATAGTTTAATTAATAAAAATAATGTAGAAACTGATAAAGTTTTTGCTTGGTTTATAGGATAAAAAATGGCAGGTATAAAAGATTATTCAACAACTCAAATAAATAATTCAAGTTTAAATGGCATTTCCGTAGCAGAAGGTATGCTACCATCTAATCTAAATAATGCAATTAGAGCATTAATGAAAAACACTAGAGAATGGTTTAATGATTCTCAATGGGTAGAATATGGAGATGGTGATGGTGCTTATACAGCAACCTATGCTTCTGCAACTTCATTTACTATAGATGGTGTTGATGTAACTCCTATTTATCATGCAGGTAGAAGAATTAAATTAACTGCAACTACTCCTGGCACAATTTATGGAACAATTAGTTCCTCATCTTTTTCAACCAATACTACTATCAATGTAACTTGGGATTCTGGTTCATTATCTAATGAAGCTATTTCTAATGTTTATATTGGAGCTTTATCTAAAACAAATTCATCTATTCCTGAAGGAGTAATTGCTACTGCAACTTTAGCAGATGGATCTGTTACTACAATTAAAATTGCTGATAGTGCTGTTACTACTGCAAAGATTAATGATGCTGCTGTAACTAATGCTAAGTTAGGTGCAGACTCTGTTAATGGTTCTAAGATTGCAGATGATAGTATAGATTCTGAACACTATGTGGATGGTTCAATAGACACAGCTCATATTGCAGACTCACAAATTACAACTGCTAAAATTGCAAACTCAAATGTAACTACTGCTAAAATCGCAGATAGTAATATTACCACAGCAAAAATAGCTGATAGTAATGTAACTACAGCTAAGATCGCTAATTTAAATGTTACTACTGGAAAGATTGCTGCTGATGCAGTTGATGGAACTAAAATAGCTGATGACAGCATAAACTCAGAACATTATGTAGATGGATCTATAGACACACAACATATTGCTGATTCTCAAATTACTACAGCTAAAATTGCTGATTCAAATGTTACTACAGCAAAGATAGCAGATTCAAATGTTACAACTGCTAAAATTGCAGACAGTAATATTACAACTGCAAAAATTAATAATGATGCAGTAACTGCTGATAAGATAGCTGATGCAGTTATTGTAACTAATGCAGAAGCATCAGGTCATACTCCAAATGATACAACATTCTTTACAACGTCAGCTTCTGATGGAAGATACTTTAGACAAGACTCAAGTGAAACTATTGCTTCAGGAGATACTTGGTCAGGTTCAGATTCTTATATTGCAACAACCGCTGCTATAGATGCTAGAATAATTGATTTAGTTGATGATGTAGGTGGTTTTGTTGCTATAGCAAACGAAGATTCATTCCCAACTACAAATCCAGATATTAATAACGGTACAGGAACTATTGTTTCAATCGCTGATGCAGGTGGAATGACTTATAATACTGGTACTGGAGTTTCCGCAGATGCTCAAACAACTGCTGGTGCTACCGTAACTATTAATTCTATACCAGCAGGTATTGGAAGTCCTATTCCTAATGGTTATGGAATGTTAGTAGAAACAACAGCAACTTTAAATACTTATACCTTTCATAGATTAGTTCCAATTGCAACTGAAGTAACAACTGTTGCTGGTATATCAGGAGATGTAACCAATGTAGCAGGAATTAGTGCTGATGTAACGACTGTTGCTGGAATATCTGCTGATGTTTCAAGTGTTGCTGCAATAGATACAGATGTAACTGCTGTAGCTGCTATAGATACAAATGTTACAACTGTTGCAAATAATATCTCTGGAGTTAATTCTTTTGCAGAACGATATAGAGTTAATACAACCAATCCTACTACTTCATTAGATGAAGGTGATTTATTCTTTAATACAACTGATAATGAATTAAAATTTTACAATGGTTCTGTTTGGTCAACTATTCAAGGTGGAATATCAAATGTTGTAGATGACACTACACCTCAACTTGGTGGAAACTTAGATTTAAACTCAAACAATATAACAGGTACAGGAAACATTGATAACGTAGGAACTATAACTACAGATGGATTAACTGTAGCTGGTAACGTCAGCATAGATGGTGGCACAATCAAACTAGATGGTAATTATCCTGTAGGCACAAATAACGTTGCTTTAGGAGATGGTGCGTTAGATGATGCAAGTTTAACAGGTGGTTGTAATGTTGCTATTGGAACAAGTGCTTTAACTGCTAATACGACAGGTGTAAGAAATACAGCAATGGGTCTAGCATCTTTAAGAGATAACACAACAGGTGGTGATAATACAGCTATAGGTAATAGTTCAATTTTAGCTAACACAACAGGTTGCAAAAACACAGCATTAGGTTATGGTTCTTTAAACCAAAACACTACAGCAGATAATAACACAGCAGTTGGTTATTATTCACTTTTATTAAATACAACAGGTGGATTAAACACAGCAGTAGGTTCAGTTGCATTAGATGCTAATACAACAGGTAGTAGTAACAGTGCATTTGGATTTTGTGCACTATCATCAAATACAACAGCTAATCAAAATACCGCAGTAGGTACTTATTCAAATTTTAAAAACACCACAGGTTGTCGTAATACATCTATAGGACAAATTAGTTTGTGTTCAAATACTACAGGTAATCAAAATGTTGCCGTAGGAACTTTAGCATTAGCCAATAACACCACTGCTTCCAACAACATGGCAGCAGGTTATAATTCACTTGGTGCTAATACGACAGGTGCTTGTAACGTAGCCGTAGGTACTTGTTCTTTACAAGCCAATACTACAGCTTCCAACAACACAGCAGTAGGTTATGCTTCACTTTCTGCTAATACGACAGGAAGTCCAAACACCGCATTAGGTTTCTGTTCACTTTATACTAATACGACAGGTGCACATAACGTAGCAGTAGGTTATGCATCACTTACATATAATACTACAGGTACTGATAATACAGCAATAGGTCAAGCTTCTTTACTTGTTAACACAACAGGTTCTTACAATACAGCATTAGGTAGAAATGCTGGTAATACAGTGACCACAGGTTCAAACCTTACGACTATAGGTTACAACGCACAACCTTCATCTGCAACAGCTACCAATGAAGTTACTTTAGGCAATACAAACGTAACCATTGTAAGAAATCAAGGAAGTATATTATTTCCACAATCAGGCAGAGGAATTTATTTAGGTGTAACAACTGCTACAGCTTCTAACTTATTAGACGATTACGAAGAAGGAACTTGGACACCTTATTATTCAGGTACAACTGGTTCAGATGGTTCATTAGCTTTTACAAGTTCAGGTAGATACACAAAAGTTGGTAGAATGGTTTTTGCAACAGGTGATATTGTATTAAGTGATAAAGGAAGTCGTACAGGTGTGGTTGTAATAGGTGGCTTACCTTTTAATGCAAGTTTAGGTGGAGCAGAAAAAAATTTAGGTCATCTTGTTTTAGGTAATGTTGATTTTGGTACAGGAGTTGTAAGTTTTAATGCAGTAACTGTTGGTGGTTATTCAACAGGTTTTTATATTGGAAGAACAATAGATAATGCACCTGATTCAGCATTAAATACAAGCACTATAACTAATACATCTTCATTTGAAATTAACTTAACTTACACAGTATTATAATTAACAACAATAGGAGAAAACTATGGCAATAACTAAAGAGACACAAATCGGAAAGATTGAAGTGGTCGGAAAATACAAATCAGTTCAAGTGCGAACAGATACTGTAGTTATGGAAGATGGTGAAGAACTATCCAGAAAGTATCATAGACATGCTTTAACTCCAGATGCAGATATTACTAATGAACACTCAGAGGTTCAAGCAGTATGTAATGCGGTCTGGACACAAGATGTCAAAGATGCTTATGCGACTTTCAAAGCTGAGCAAGAAAACAATATATAGTATTTTATGAATACCTATGTAGTGGAAGGTGGGATAGGTAAGTGTACTGCATTTACAGCTTTAATTCCTAAGCTAAAACAAAAATCCGAAGTACAAATCTACACACCTTACATTGGGTGCTTTGCAAATAATCCTGATGTGAAATTAGTATTAGAACAATCTTTGCCAATCCAAGACCCAAGAATTATGGCATCAGATAATATCTATTATTCTGAACCTTATAAATCTAATTTTCAGTTTGGCAAACAACATATCATTGAAAGCTATTGCGAACTTCACAATGTAGAATTTGATATAAATATGAAACCAAAACTCTACACAGAACATCTAAAGGAAAATGTAGATAAATGGTTAAAAGAAAAAGAAATAAACAAATATATTCTCATTCAATTTAGTGGTGGACAATCTCCTATTACTTACAATGGTCAATACAATAACATTAACCCAAACAGAAACTATCAACCATTTCTTGCACAACAAGTAATTAATTATTTAAAAGAAGAATATAAAGATGTAACCATTATTGATTGTACCTTACCTAATGAACCAGCATACTTTAATACTATTAAATGTGATTTGCATTGGACAGAAGTACATGAGTTATTAAAAGATGCAGAAACCTTTGTAAGCATAGACAGTTGCTTAAATCACTTTTCAGCATCAACAGAAAAGCATGGAGTAGTGATTTGGGGTTCAACTAGATGGACACAATTTGGCTATAGCCATAATACTAATTTACAATTCCACATGAAAGATAAGTGGGAAGATGAGAAATTCATTGATAGCGACCCTAGAAACAATATGGTAGAACCTAAATTAGTTATTGATGAATTAAAAAAAATTGATAAAAGCAAACCAGTTGCAGTAGCAACAAACTAAGGAGAAACTATGGAAGAAAATGTAAAAACAGCAGAAGAAATAGCTCAAGATTATAAAGCTATGGGTGATTCAGTAGAATTAATCAATGGTGTTATTGATGGTTCAAAAATGGCAGATGAATCTGAAGAAGATAAAAAAGATACTGTGAAAAGAAATGTTGAACACTTAGAAATCATGGTAGCTAAAGATTACTGGACTAACGAAGATATGACTGCTGTTAATGCTGCTATCTCTGCTGGTAATAATTATACTAATTAATTCATATAAAAATTTCAAAACCAACTCTTGACTTTATTGCGGTGCAACATTATATGGCAACGCATGATACCTTATAACAACGAAGAAATGGAGTGGTTAAGCTATGTTTGATAACTGGTTAAAAAACTTTGATGTATTGGATTACAAAACAGTAAAAAATAATTTTGTAGAATACAATCAAAAAGTAAAAAAGTTTTGGACAGACTTCTTTGAAGATGTCTTTTCTGACAAGAAAAAATAATTACAACAAATTAATTCTATACCCTGCTTTATTTACATGATAAAGTGGGGTATTTCTTTATCTACCCTATGGCTAATACTTATAAGAACGCATTTTTTGATTTAACCACAACTAGCAAAACTGATGTTTATACTTGTCCTGCTGAAACCACTTCTTTAGTCAGAACGATACAAGTTACTAATCATGCAGGTTCTAATCCTGAATTAGAAGTATTTGTTTATGATGCTTCTGCATCTACAGAATACGAAATATCTCATAGTGTTATAACATCTAAAACATATCAAAACATGATTACCCATACTCTTGTTTTAGAAGCTGGAGATATTTTAAGGATGCAAGCAAATACAGCAAACGCAATCAAAGGTTTTATCAGTACATTAGAAATAGATTTCTAGTATGATTCAATTGGTATTCATTCCAAAAGAAAAAGTCCAAGAGGTTTGGAAAGTCGTAGAGAATGATATTGCTTTAGCTCTTGTACGTTCTAATAGATATGCAGACTCTGACCATATGAAACAATGGTGTATGAGTGGCAAACTACAATTATGGATTCTTTGGGATGACCAAGCAGAAAGTCATAATGTAAAATATTACGGAGTAGTGGTTACAGAAATATTGCATAGACCACTTCAAAAATGTTTAAATATCCGTATAATGACAGGCAGAAGAAGACATAAATGGCAACATTTAATTAGCATTATTGAAGATTATGCTGTAAAGAATGGAGTAACTATGATGGAACTTATTGCTAGACCAGGTTGGGAAAGAGTATTGAAACAGTTTGAATATAAAAAAAGCCATGTGCTTTTAGAAAAACCATTAACAAATAATATAGAGGAGAAACAATAGATGTCATTCGGAGGAGGAGGCGGAGGCGGTACACAAACTACACAAGTAACCCCATACGCACCAGCACAACCAGCTTTAAATCAGATTATTTCTGAAGCAGGACAATTATACGGACAAGGAGTAGGAGCAGCAGGATATGTTGCACCAACTACTCAAACATTACAAGGTTTAGCAGGACAAGAAGTTATGGGTACTGCTGCACAACAACAGTTAGCAGCTACTCTTGGCGGACAATATTTAAATCCATTTTTATCTCCCTTAATTCAAAAAACAGGTGCTGATATTTATGGAACAGTTGCTCAACAATTTTCAGGTGCAGGAAGAACTCCTACATCTCCCCTTGCTCAACAACAAGTAGCTAGTCAAGTTGCACAAGCTGCTTTACCTTTAGCATTTGGTTCTTATGAGCAGGAAAGAGCTAGACAATTAGGTGTTGCACAAACTACTCCTAGTTTAGTTCAAACAGGTCAGCAATTAGAACAATTACAAAGACAACAGCAATTAGCACCGTTCCAAGCATTACAACAATATGCAGGAATAGTTTCGCCTATTGCATCTGGTTTTCCTTTACAAACAGGACAAACTCAAACACAAGCTAATCCATTAACTACAGCAGCAGGTGGTGCTTTGTTAGCATCTTCTCTTGGATTCAATCCTTTAATCGGTGGTGGTTTAGGATTCTTAGGAGGATTATTATAATGGATAAAATAAATAAAATAATTTTTGATTACAAAACTAAAATTAAGAACAATCCAACTAAACATATTATTATTTTATATATATTGTTTTTAATTTCTATTCTTTCATAAGGAGTAAAGATGGATCCAGATTTTGAACCAACATACACTATGTACTGCGGAGATGGCGGTGATGGCGGTGGAGATGGAGGCGGAGATGCTTCTAGTCCAGGCGACACAGGTGGAGCAGGTGGTGATGATGGAGCAGGTGGAAACGATGCTGGTGGATCAAGTGGTGGATCATCTGGCGGTGGAGGCGGTGGTGATGCACCAAGTCCAGGTGATACTGGAGGAGCTGGTGGAGATCCAGGAGATCCAGGCTCAGAAGCAGGTGGCGGCGGTGTAGGAACAGACGCATCTGGAAATGATACTAGTCCTGGAGCAACTGGAGGAGCAGGTGGAGATCCTAGCGATCCTGGTTCGGAAGCTGATGGTGGAACAGCAGGTGGTGGAGGAACTTCAACTGGTTTTGCACCTAGTCCTGCCGAAGTATCGTTAGCAGATATATCAGCAGATGAAGCAGCAGCAGCTGGTCTTGGAGTTACAGCAGTAGATCCTGGTATTCCTACAGAAACTATAAAATCTTATACTCAAAATTTACAGGCTCAGATGAAGTCTAATCCAATAGGATTTGCATTATCTCCTGTGGGAACAATGGCTATGGTAGCAGCTCAAACAATTGCTGCTAATACTATGATGGGTGGTGTAGGAACAGGCACAGGAACAGGTGTTGGTTCTTCAACAGATCCATTTGGAACAATATCTGGTGGTGGAGATGCAGATACTTTAACAGCTACGATTGCTCCTTACTTATTAGGAAACACTCAAGTACAACCATCTCAAGTATTACAATACTTTTCTAATTTGCAAAACCAACCACAAGCTGAAGGGTTGCTTTCAAGATATGATCAAGCTAAACAGAATATTAGTGGTATTTTAGGAACAAATAATCAACTAGGAGCTTCTAATACTTCAAATTTTTATTATAATTATTTAAACCAAAGAGGATTACTATAATGGAAGAATTATTAAAACTGTTACAATTAAAAAAAGCTACAGAAGCATCACAAGTTACTCAACCAATGGGATTATTAGGTAATACAGAGGCTTTAATTGCTACTGGCTTGTTATCTCAAGGTGCTGCTGGAAAAAATATATTTGAAGCTGCATTGCCATCTTTAACACAAGCTGCACAAATTAGAAAATTAGTGCAACCAAAAAAAACCTCAAATTTTGTTCAATTAACTCCTGAACAGAAAAAAGCTAGGGGTTTACCAATGGATAAAGAATTTCAATTAGACACAAGCACAAATAAAGTATCTCAAATTGGCGGTAGTCAGGTAACTGTTAATATGGGTAAAGAATTATCACAAGGATTATCAGTTACTAATCAATATCAAAAAGAAAGCGATACATTTATACAAAGAAATTCTTCAAGACAACAAATATTAGCTTTAACTGAAAAAAACAAAAAAAGAACTCCACAAGAAGACTTTGATTTAGTATATGCTTATTACAAATATCTTGATCCAGGATCAACTGTTAGAGAAACTGAATTTGAAAATTTAGAAAAACTTGGAAGTGTAGGAAGAAAAATTGCAAAAATTATTCCTAAATATACAAAAGGAAGAATTTTGTCAGATGAACAAGTTCAAGAAATTAAAAATTCAATGGAAAAACAATTTAGTAGTTTTGCAGAAGAACAAAAATCAAGATTTGATAGATATTCTACTTTGTTAAAAGAAAATAAATTAAATCCTAATCTATATCTTCAAGATTATCTTGCTAAACCAAAAACTCCTGTTGATTTAAAAAATCTTAGCATGGAAGAATTAAAATTATTGTTAAATAGATTGCCTAAATAAAATGGATAGACAACAAATTTTAGATGAAATAGAACGAAGAAATAACATTTCTCAAATAGATACGCAATCTATATCAAGAGAATCTATTTTAAAAGAAATACAAAGTAGAAGTAAACAACCTAAAAAATCTACAATAGTAGATACTGAAGGTGAATATATTCCTACAGCTCAAGAAGAAGCTAAGCAAAATCCATTTGGTGTAATTACTGATGATGTAGAAATTCCACAAATGAATCAAAGATCACAAGCTGTAGAAGATTATTTGCAATCTCCTGCTTTTGGTAGATTAGTTTTAGAAGTAACTGGTGGTGTGGCAGGAAGTATATTAGCTCCTGGTATTGCACCTGCTGTATTAATTGGAAGAATGGCTTCTTATGCAAGACCTGCTTTACAAATGGCTTTTACTAGAATGGCAGGAGCTGGATTTGGTGAAGCAGCTGGTGCTGGAGTATCACAAACTTTTGATCCAACTTACGATTCTAAAGATGATTTTGAAAAAATCGCAGGTGATATAATGAAAGATATGGGTAGAGCTTATGCAACAGGTGTTGTGGGAGAAGGTGTTGGTGCTGTCGCTAATAAAGCAATTGCAAAAGTTATAGGAAAAAACAAAAAATTAATTGATGGAGCTGAAGAAGCTGTAGCAACTATTGAAAAACAAAAAGCAAAAATATTAAATAGTGCTGATAATATTTATGAAAATAAAATCAAAGATGCAGCAGCAACAGGACAATTAACTCCTGGATTGTTACAAGAAGGTCAATTTATTGATTTAGTAGAAAACATTTCTGAATTAAGTTTGGTTGGTGGAGGATCTATAAGATATGCAAGAGAAGGAGCAGAAACAATTGCTCAGTCTGGTATAGATGATTTTGTTAAAAATTTTAAAGTTTCTACAGATGATTATTCTTTAGGAGTTCTTTTTCAAAAAACATTAACAGATGATTTAAATGCTTTTAGAGCTGTATCAAAAACAAAATATAAAGCATTAGATAACGCATTAAAATCTACGAATCCAGAAGCTGTTTCTTTAATAGGACTTAAAAAAACTGCTCAAGAAGAATTAAATAATATTGGATTGCAAACTGAAAATGCAGACATAAGAAATTTTTTAACAGGAATTATTAAAAATAAAAATAATATTTCTTTTCAACAAGCTAATAATATTAGATCGGATTTATTGGAAATATCAAGACAATTTAGTACAGAAGGATTATCTCAAAAAAAAGCAAGATTGTCTGCTATATTTTCTAAAAAAATTACCGAATCAATGGATGAAGCTATTATACCTGATGCAACAAAAGAGCTATATAAAGATGCTAATAAATTTTACAAAGACGGTGCAGAAATATTTAATACAAAATTATTTTCAAAAATTATAGAAAATGATCCTGAGCTTGTTTATAAATCTATTGTAGCAGCAGGAGATAGACCAACTTTAATTCAAAAAACTTTTGAAATTATAAATAAAAGAATAAAAGATCCTGTACAAAAAAATAAATTAATAAATTCTATTAGAGGTCAATTTTTAGAAGATGCGGTAGCAAAATCTCAAAAAACAAATAGTCAATATGGACAAGAATTAGATGCTAATAAATTAAATAATTTTTTATCAAAGAAAAAACAAACAGTAAAAGAAATGTTTACTCCTGAACAAATAAAGGAATTAAATAAATTTAAAAATGCTCTTGCTTTTTCTCAAGGAAGATTAAAGAAAAAAGGTGGATTGCCTGGAGCAATTATGATTCAAATGAAACAATCCGGTGCTGTTATGCAATTGATAGGAGCTGGAGGAGCTGGAATTGCTGGAGCTCCTGTATTTGCCACAAGTATTATTCTTGCTCCTGCTGTTATGGCAAAAGCATTTACTAATCCAAAAATTGTTAAAGCATTAACTCTTGGTTATAAATATAATCAAAACCAAACATTAGCAGGAAGATATTTTAGACAAGCAATAGCTCAAATGTCAAAAGAAGGATTAATTTCAAAAGATCAAGAAGATGAAATTTATAATGATATGAAACAAAATGGGTATAAAAAATAAAATGTAATATTATGACTGAAGAAAAACTTTCCACTTCTCAAGAGAATAAAATTGAAATAGTTAAACTACAAGGTGAGATGGCTCTCATCCACCACAAGATAGACACCATTAAAGATAATCACCTACACCATATAGACGAAAAAGTGAATCTAATCTATAAGGTTATATGGGTTGTATTAGGAATAAGTCTAACAGGTGTTGCAAATCTAATCGTAACTTTACTAGCAAAATAACTAAATCCAATATTGGTACTATTGCAGAACATATTGCGATGATACAACTAATGAAAGAAAATTATTTAGTTGCCAAAGCAATAGACCCACAATCTTTATTTGATTTAGTTGCAGTACATAAAGAAACCGGAGAGATAAGATTAATAGACGTAAAGACTAAAACATTTCGTAAAAAAGACAAATCTGAAATCTATAGATGTCCTACTGCCAAACAAAAAAAATTAAATATTGAAATATATTTTATAGATTTTATTAGTAATGGAAAAACAAAAACCTAAAAAAAAATTAAGAAAAACAATATCTTTAAAAGAATTATATGATTTAATCAATAATACTCCTAATAAAGATATGTTTAATAATGTAAAAGAGAAAAAAAATAATGGGGAGTAACTATGGAACGATTAAAGGATTTAATCATCAAGAACCATGAAGAAAAGAAAAAAGAACAAAGCAATAAAGTTTTATTTAAGAATAGAAAAGAAGTTGAAATTAATGCTAATGGAACTTCAGGTTATAAAATTAAAGAGGGTATAAACAAAGGAAAAATTTTAGGACACCTCAAGACAGAAAAAAATCCATTAGAAACAGTTATAGATAGAATTGAACAAGATATAAACCATTGTGTAGTTTATGATGATGAGAGCTATACATGAAGATAAACGACAGTACAAACATAGCTTTACCTATTAGAAATTTATTGGCTATTCTTGGTGCAGTAGCTTTAGGAGTCTATGGTTATTTTGGGGTGATTGAACGACTCAATCAATTAGAAACCAAGAATAAATTATTTGAACAAGATTTATTAGAGGCATCTAAACAAAAACCTATAGACCAGGAACAATTTTTATTAATTGAGTGGCTAACCAAGCAAGTAGAAAAACATACAAAATTATTAGAAGAAAATATCCATACTGGGGTTATGCTCAAACAATTTGATAAAGAAATTGATAAAATTAAAAAAGATGTTGAACGATTAAAGGACGCAACAAGAGATATTAAATTTGCAAACGGAAACGGAAAACATTAATGATTGAGAGTATTGTTGCGTTAATGATGTTCTTAAATGATAAGATGATTGAACACTCTCCTAAAAAATCCTTATCCGAATGTTTAGAGATTAAAAGAAAAATAGAACGAAATAATGATAGTGGAAATTCTCATGTTAAGTGTGGCATTGTCAAAGCCAAAGTATATGTAGATAAACATGGGATTAAACGAATAGAAGAAATTAAATAATGAAGTGCTACTGGTACTCACCAAACATCAAATGCTTTTTATTAGGGGGATGCAAATGTGTGAAAGATTCTATAGATTCTTGTTACGGAAAATTCTTACCATTGTCAGCAGACTGGAAAACAAAATATGGAGAGAGCTTTACGTTTGTAACAAAAGAAAGAAAAAATGAATATTGATTCCATAAAGGTTAGTATTAAAATCCATGAGGGGTTTCGCAATAGTATCTATGCAGATTCTCTTGGTAAAAAAACCATTGGTTATGGACATTTGATTACACCTAACGATACCTTTGAAGAAGGTGTAGAATATGATAAAGAAATACTAGAAGAAGTATTTGAGCAAGACTTTGATAATGCCAAGAAACAAATGGAATCGTTTTGTAGTGAATACAAATTAGATGTTCCTGATCAAATCAAAGGTGTTCTCATAGAAATGATTTTTCAGTTAGGTATAGGAACGGTTCATAAATTTAAAAAGTTTATTCAAGCATTACAAGAAAAGAATTGGGTTAATGCAGCTGATGAGATGATTGATTCCAGGTGGCATCAACAAACTCCAGATCGTTGCAAGACCCTAGCCAACAGAGTAAGGACAACATAATCATGTTAAATTTCATATTACCACTTATTAAGAACCCTATTACTAATTTAATTATATCTAAAACGATTGGTGCAATTGAACATAAATTAGAAAAAGATAAAATTATCAGAGCAAAAGAAATAGAAGCAAGCAAAGATGTATCTGTTCAACAAGTAGTTAGTTCCGAAAAATCTTGGAAAGATGAATGGATTACGATTGTCTATACATTAATTCTAGTTGCACATTTTGTGCCTTACACTCAACCTTTTATGGCAGCAGGTTGGGAATTATTAAAATCAGCTAATGATTTGTTTTGGTATTCATTACTAGCCATCATATCAGGTAGCTTTGGAATTAATGTTTTGGATAAATTTAAAAAATGAAATTTGCTTTAATTATATATATATGCTCCACCCTACACCAAGTATGTATGCCTGAAATCAAATCAGGGGAGTTCTTAGATATGTACGATTGTGGGGTTGCAGGATATGAAAGATCAACCGTTATACTAAAGAACATAGATAAAAAAGATTTTATTAAAGAACAATTAATTGTTAATTTTAGATGTGTGGAGATAAAGCATGATAACATATAGAGGTGAAAAATTTGCAGGTTATAACAAACCTAAACGAACACCAGGCAAATCTAAAAAGTCTGCGGTGTTGGCCAAGCAAGGAGATCAAGTTAGGTTAGTTCGCTTTGGTGATCCTAACATGAAGATTAAAAAACATATCGCAGCTAGACGTAAATCTTTTAGAGCAAGACACAAATGTTCAACCGCTAAAAATAAATTGACGGCTAGGTACTGGTCATGTTCTAAATGGTAATATGTTTCACTACATTTATAAAATAACAAACAAAATAAACAATAAATATTATATTGGTAGGCACAGTACCAAAATTTTAAAAGATAATTATTTTGGAAGTGGAATTGGTATTAATAATGCTGTTAAAAAATATGGTAAAAAAAATTTTAATTTTGAAATTATAGCTCAATCTAAAACAACTGAAGACCTTTGGGAATTAGAAAAACAAATTGTAAATGAAAAAATAAAAAAAGACAGAATGTCTTATAACCAAACTTATGGAGGTAAATGCTACCTTGATGGTTTAAAAAAATATAATTTAAAAAAGTTTAAAGAACATCAAAGACAAGCTGGATTAAAAGGTGGTCAAGCAACAAAAAAAATAAGAACAAAAGAATGGCATAGAAAAGGTCAAAAAGTTTCATCAAGAAACAATGCAAAGAAATATGTTTATAAAATAATCACTAACACAAATAAAGAATATATAGTTGATGGTCATGAGTTTAAAAAATTATGCAAAGAAAAAAAATGGAATCATAAAACTTTGTCTTGGAACAGAAGTTTTGGAAGATTTATTTCTAGAGGGTTGTTGAAAGGTTTTAAGATTGATATTATAAAACATCCTAAAATATTATGAAGAAAAAAAAGATAAAATCATTATTGATTGGTCTTTGCAGACATTGTAATAAACAGTTAATGAATACTGATTCTTTTGTTTCTTTTGCAGACAAAAAGTCAGCTCATTTTAATTGCTATAAAAAAGACACAGAACAACAACAGGAGAAATATTATGCCAATGGTAGGAAAGAAGAAGTTTCCTTATTCTAAAAAAGGAAAAGCTGCTGCTAAGAAGTATGCTAAGAAAACTGGAAAGAAAATGAAATCTAAATACTAGATTATCATGCTAACAACCAAGATTGCCAAACTTAGAGGAGAAATAATAGTGCCACTAACAACAAAAGGTAAAAAGATGATGAGTGCCATGAAGAAACAATATGGTGCTAAAAAAGCTAAACCTATATTCTATGCTACAGTTCGTAAGAAAAAACTAAAAGGCATGGAGAAAAAGAAAAAGAAATGAAATCCGGTTATCACAAAACTAAATCTGGAAAGATTGCTAAAAAAGGTCTTTGGTACAATATAAACCAAAGAAAGAAAAAAGGAACTTCCAGGAGTAAATCTAAATCAACTATTTCATCTAAGGCTTATGCAAAGATGAAAAAAGGTTTCAAATAGAATTGAGATTGGCTTTATAGCCAATTGGTCGTAGCTTAGTGCTATGGGTGGTGGTGGGAATCAATACAAGAGCTATCTAATAATCTTATGGGATTATTGGGTAGCTCTTTTTTTATGCCTGTAATAAAGCATGAGGCGACAAGTCTAACAGGGGAGTAAAAACCTATCGCCTCACAACACACAACAACCAAATTGTTTTTACGATGTTTTATTAAACAGCATAGGAACATGACTACCTAATACTGTATCTTGAAAGACATCATATGAACTTTCAAAATTCTGTATTATCTTTCTAGGCAGAGTATTTACATCTGCATGAAAGAAAAAATCTATTGGTTTATCTAAAAGGTTGGCAATCTTTAACAGATTAGTAGAAGATATTTCTATCTTACCCTTTTCATATTTTTGTATGCATTGATGAGTAACACCAAGTTCTTTAGCTATAGCAGCTTGTGTCATTCTTTTTTCAAATCTTGCACTAGCTATCCTTTTACCCATGTCAAGTTTTAAGTTATCCATTTTATACATCCTTTCTTTTTGAGCAAACAATGCCTATAAGGTTTATGCAACCTTTGGTAGGTAAAGCAAAAAACTGTTTAAGTTGCTACAGTTTCTGCTGAGTTCGTCAAAGACTCAATTTTAAGTGTAAGCATATGTTGTTTCGCTTGGCACTTTTGGAAAAGCCTTTTGTACTTCCATGCTTTACGAAGTTCTTCATTTTGCTTCTCCTTTAGAGTCTTGATGATTTTTGGATTTATTTCCATCATCATTTGCCTCATTTAGTTTAGTCTTAGCTTTATCAAATTTTTGGCTAAGAACTGTTATCCTAGCATCCTTACTAGGTTTTTCACTCAAAGCTGCACTTTCTACATCTTTGAAGAAATCGGTAAATTTCACAGACATTGTGTAGTGAAATTCTTTCATAACTTTATTTTCCAAACTCATTAACTTTATATTCCCTGTTATATTGTAAATTCAATGTCAATGCAACTTGTTTTTGGTTCATTCTAATTTTTCTATGAGATGAATTTCCTTTGCTAATTAATCCTAAACGGAATAATTCCATAACAATGACACCTGCTCTTGCTCTTGTAAAACCTAGTTTTTTAGCTATTTCTGCAAGGGTTGGTGAGTATTCATGTTCTTTAATAAACTGTTTAATGTAGTTCAACACATCAAACTTAACTTTAGATAAATAAATATAATCTTTGCTATTCATGCTTTCCTTTTGGTTTAACAATTAAATTAGTTACACCTGATTCATTTTGATTATTTATGTCAAACCCTTTGCTCTTAATCTTTTCTAAATACTCAATACATTTCTCTATGTACTTTAATGACTTCTTCATATCCATTAAGCATTTATCTATATCCCTACCGCCTTTTTCTCCAAAACGAAATAAGTGTTTTGCAACACAACCTTTCATATAACCAACTACCTCACCAGGAGATAGTTGGCTTATGATGGCATCCCAAGTTTCTATACTTTTTTTATAGTGATTAGGATTATCGGATTCCATTAAAACGGTATTTCTTCGCTTTTAGGTTTGTTAGTTGGTTCTGATAAACGAACAGTAAAGTCAGGAGAATTTTCATTCTTCTTTTCTGTATTAATCCATGCAGCTGCTTGAACATTTTTGCCACCAACAGTTCCTCTACCTGTATAAGCAGGATCTCTGTCGTTTCTTCGCTTTTGATTTTTCCAAAGAGCTATGGAGTCTTGTTTTTTATCTTCCATGTTGGTTCATTTCCTTTTCTTGTTTGAGTGTTGTGTATCTGTTTTTAATCTTGTCAAATAATGTAGCATTAGAAAGTTTAATGTTTTCTAATTCTATTCTATACTCACCTAAGATTAATTCTTTTTGTTTTTCTAATGCGGTAGAACTTTTGGCATACTTAGCTGCCTGTTCTAACTTTCCTATTACATCATTAGCCACTTCGTCTTGATTAGAAGTTGGTTTGGTTTCTACAGATTTAAGAGGTACTACGGATTGTTGAGATACAAAGTCTTTCATTTCTTCATAAGTCGCTAATTCGTTTCCTGCAAAACCTGCAACTGCTAAGGCTCTACCAATAGACACCGAAGCAACTTTTTCATACTCCTTGTCTTTCTTCATGGTTTGTTTGGCTTGACCTGTTGCAATTAGTTTTCCATCTAAATATATTTTAGTATGAAATTCTGCTAATCCATCTGGATAGCTTGTTGTTGTTTCAATACATATACGTTCACCAAAAGTTTGACGAACAAAGTTTAAACGATCTACTACCTTTAAATAAGATTGCTGACCTTTAATTTGTATATGCTGATCTTTTGTTTGTTCTACAAATCTAGTTATAGCCGATTGTAGTGTTGCTTCACTCATTTTATCCTCCATATTCTGTAACCCTGAACCGTAGCTCCAAGTACATATTTGTTATCTTCTCTTGCAAGGAATGGTAATTGTATTCTCTTGTAAGAACCCTTTCCGTATTTTCTTCTAATAAAAGTTCCAAGCCTATTAGATGCGTTTTCACAATCCTTTACAGCAGTTACTATATCTGCTTTGCAAGGTTCTTCTTTATTAGTAAGAAAATCATATACATAAAATACTATGCTATCTTTTACATCCATTTTGTTTGCATAGTTCTTTAAACTTCCCCATTTACTACCAGGATTTAGTTTGGCAGGTATAGGAACATTTTTTTCAATTATTAAATTAAGCATTTTTTTTTAGTTTCTCTTTCGTTTCTTTTAATTTGATATTACTTGCATTTACATATCTAAGAGCATTGGCTAACTTATCTCTTAATTGATTGCGTTCTAAAATAAGATTAGCAAATTTCGTCATATATAAATTCTTTTCTTTTATTTCGTCCTCTAATTGTTTTTTTACAAAATCTAATTCACTTATTTTTTGACTTTTCATAATAAACCAAAAATAATAATAATAATCAAATCAAGCATAATATGTTTTTAATCTATCTATGTACTCCTGTGGTATATTCTTCCACCAAAAATCTTGTTTTCTAATGCTAGAGAAATCTGTTTTGACTAACATGGCTAATTTTTTTACATCACCATCAGCTATCTTTAATTTTAATTCCCATTGTCTTTGATATAAAATTAATTCTTCATAGGCTTTGTGTAAATATTCAGGTTTCATTTCAGGTGTATTGTCAGGGTGAAAACATCTCACATCATCTACCGTTGCGTAAATTAAACAAGGTTTATGATTGGGTAATACCTTGCTATACAAAGCCATTTGCATAATATCGCTTGAAAATAATTTTGCATCTAAAGACCTAGACGATATTGACCAACCTTTTTTCGTTTGCCTAACCGAACCAAATAAATTTTTAAAATCTATAAAATATTTTTCACCTACTGCATCCACAAACATTCTAAAGTAAGTTCCTACTCTATTATCCCAATGTACATATTCTAATTCAGACTTCCAACCTTTGTCTTGCAAAGACTCCACACCTTTTACAAAATTGGTTACAATCTTTTTTGCTTGAATAGCAACTAATCTACTTTTGGCATGGTCTTTATCATCTAAGGATTTATAGCTGCGAACCTTTTTAATTAAACTGTCTTGGTCTTTATAAATAACATCATTCAATGTTTTGCCATGACAAATCATTTTTTGCACAGCTTCATGGATTAATGTACCCATTGTAAGAGAAGCATTACCAGGTAAAGATCGTCTTTCCTTTTCTGTTAAAATTATTCTTTGAAATAATCTAACATCTTCAGGAAGTTTGTTTTCTGATACAGAAGTATTCTCTAAACCAAATTTTTTATAAACTTCTGAAACTGTATTTAAAAAATTATCCATTCTTGATT